CTGCGGCGATGGCGACCACTTTAGGCCTAGGAACGGGAGACTCTGTAACCCATAACAATCTCACCCTAGGAGACGGAACCGGCCAGCACCGTATCAATCTGGATTCGGCAGCAGGGCAAACGCCCGGTATTGCCTGGAAGGTTGGAGGACTCTTCCGCTGGCTGTTTTACACGACGAACGCGGAGACAGGGAGTGATGCGGGGTCTGATCTTGTATTTGGTCGCGCATTTGATGATACGGGTACAGGAATCGACAACCCGATTACGATCACTAGAGCGGCGGGCGGGCTGATTACTATTGCCCGCCCAATGTCTTGTAATAGTACGCTGACGATTGGTAGCGGGATCACGTTCAACGACAACAAACACATTACTGCCAATACCACTACTGGAACAAAGATAGCGACCGCGACCACACAGAAGCTAGGCTTCTGGAACGCCACTCCAGTCGTTCAACCTTCTGGAGCTGCTCAAGCTGCTGTAGCGACTACTGCTGCTACCAACTCTACACCTTGGGGATTCACTACTCAAGCTCAGGCAGATGCGATCGTGACTTTAGTCAACGCACTTCGTTCCGCGCTGGTGTCGGCGGGTATTATCAAGGGCAGCGCGTAATGGCCACGACGGCAGAAATTCAAGCAGCGGTGGAGCGGGATAAGCGTATTTACGCGGATGATTTGCACCGTGACGCAGTGGTCCGTGCTATCACGGCCGAACAGCGCGTGCAGGTACTAACCGCAGAGGTCGAGGAGCTGCGCCGTAAACTTGCAGAACTCGTGCCGGCTGCCGAGCCGGACGACACAAGTGACGGCATTGTTGTTGAAACCGAACAGGATGCAGAGTAATGGCGACGTCTCCGGTCGTGTTCTGGCAGCCTGCTGGTTTGACACTAACCGCCCGTGTGTTTGCGGTTGGTAGCGACACGCAGGTCGGAACGGACTATAGCCCGACAGAGTCTACGAACCGGAAGGGGCGTTATTCGTTTAACGTGACCTCGGGTATTGCCGGGGCTCACGACGTCCATGTCTTTGAAGGTGCTACATTACGAGCTGCGTTTCGTGTAATCATGGTGGATGACACGACAGAAAAAGAGTGCCGCGACCCCGCGTTCATTGTTAGTGGAACGGGAGCCGGACAGCTTTCTGTCACAAGTGGCGTAGCAGCGGTCAACGTTACTCAATTCGGTGGTTTCGCCGGCACATTTGCCAGTGGCCGACCCGAGGTCAATACAACACATTGGGGTGGAATAGCAGTTGCCTCCGCCAATGTGTTGATTGATGGGGCGATTACTGCGGCTAAGATCGCCGCCGACGCGATCACGGATGCCAAAGTGGCGTCGGACGTGACGATTGCCAGCGTGACGGGAGCAGTGGGGTCCGTCGCAGGGTCTGTCACGGGGTCTGTGGGTTCAGTTGTGGGAAATGTTGGCGGCAACGTGCTCGGCAATGTGCTTGGATCAGTGGATAGTGTTATTGGTTGGATCGGTGGCAGTGTGGCGGGGGGCGTGGTTGGGTCTGTGGGTTCAGTTGTGGGAAATGTTGGCGGCAATGTGGTTGGGTCTGTTGGCTCAATCAGCGGAATTACGTTCCCGACAAATTTTGCAGCATTGGGTATCAACGTCAGTGGTCATGTCTCACGTGTAACGTTAGTCGACACGACGACCACTAACACGGATATGCGTGGGACCAACAATGCAGCGCTGGCGGTCGATCTGGCGACAGTTGCCGGATATCTTGATACTGAGATTGCGGCTATTCTGGCCGATACCAACGAACTCCAAACTGACTGGACAAACGGTGGACGCCTTGACCTAATTCTGGATGCTCGGGCATCCCAAACGAGTGTCGACGATCTTCCCACCAATGCAGAACTCGCAACGGCTCTTGCGGCAGCTGATGATGCCACACTGGCGGCCATTGGGGCACTTAATAACCTGAGCGTCGCCCAAGTCAATGCGGAAGTTGATACCGCACTGGCGGACGTTGGACTGACTACAACGCGAACAGGATACCTTGACAATTTGAGCGCGGGTGCGGCGGCGCTGGAATCTACAGCACAGAGCATTCTGACCGATACCGCAGAAATCGGGGCGGCTGGTGTTGGTCTGACGGCATTGGCGACGCAGGCCAGCGTAGACACGATCGACGCGAATGTGGACGCGATTCTTGTGGATACTGGGACTACAATTCCAGACCAGTTGACCGCGATGTCTGGGGCTACGTTTGATACGGCTACCGATTCGTTGGAAGCGATACGCAACCGGGGAGACTCTTCTTGGGTGACTGGGGCTTCCGCTCCTACAGCGGTAGATATTCGTACAGAAATCGATAACAATAGCACACAGCTGGCCGCTATTGTTTCCGACACCAACGAGTTGCAGACGGACTGGGCCAATGGGGGGCGTCTGGATTTGATTCTGGATGCACGGGCCTCGCAGGCTAGTGTGGACGACCTCCCCACCAACGCCGAACTCACGACCGCCCTTGCAGGTGCAGATGACGCTACGTTGGCTGCGATTGGTTCCTTGAATAATCTCAGTGCGGCCCAAGTCAACGCAGAGGTTGATACGGCGCTGGCGGATGTGGGACTGACGGTGACACGGACGGGTTATATTGATAACCTAAGTGCTGGTCCTGCTGCCTTGGAATCCACGGCACAGGCCGTTTTGACAGATACGGCGGAAATTGGTGTGGCGGGGGCGGGGCTCACGGCGCTCGCCAGTGCATCAAACTTGGCGACATTGGCAGGCTATGTGGACACAGAAGTTGCCGCGATTAAGGCCAAGACAGATAACCTGCCAACAGACCCCGCAGACCAGTCCGCAGTGGAGGCGGCCATTACTGTAGCCGTTGCTGGACTGAGTACCTTGGACGCCTCCGGTGTTCGGGCGGCTGTTGGTTTGTCCGCGGCGAACCTTGATACTCAATTGGGGGACCTGCCGACGAATGCCGAACTGGCGACAGCGCTTGCCAGTGCCGACGATGCCACACTGGCCGCCATTTCCACATTGACCACAAGAGTCGGTGTTCCGGCGGACCTTGGTACCGGAGCTACAGTTGCGGCAAACCTCACCGACATCTATAGTGAGGTCTCTGGTAGTGGGGCTGCTTCGACGGGTGCTCGTGTAGTGAATATTACTGTCACAGACGGGAACAGTGATCCTCTGGAAAATGCCCTTGTGCGGGTTACTCAGGGAATGGAGTATTGCGGCTTAGAATCCAGGGCGGATGGTACGTTGTCCTTTTCGCTGGACGACGCGACATGGACGGTCTCCATCACGAAGCCCGGTTATCGTTTTGTCCCGATAACATTGGTTGTTGACGGTAACAAAACGATTTCGTATAGTATATCCCAAGTCTCTATCACACCCTCCGATCCCGGACTGATCACAGGGTACCTCGTGTGTTATGATAATGAAGGAGCGGTGGAGAGCGGGGTCTCTGTTTATCTCCAACAGATCGAACCGGTAACAGGTTCCGGCATTGCTTACGATGGGGATGTTCGGTCCGCGATTTCTAACGGAGAGGGTGTGGCCGAGTTCACCGGCTTGTTCTTGGGGGGCCGTTATTACGTGTACCGTGATCAAACGGATGGTCGACCAGTGATGTTCACCATTGACGCGGACCAGACAGACCCCATGGAATTGCCATCAGTTATTAGTAGGACGTAGCATGCACGTTGGGGCGCGAGTTTACAAAGCCAAAAAGCTGGAGACGATTTTGCTCGTCAAAGGCCGTAAAACGAGTCAGTCTGCCAAAGGCCGGATTCGGGTGGGGTATGCCGCTCCCTATGCCAAATATGTGCATGAATTGGTTGGGATGGTACTAGCCGGTCTTCCCCGCCCCTCGGGTAACGGGACCTATTGGAGTCCCAAAGGCGCCCAAGCCAAGTTTCTGGAACAGCCCTCCCGAATGTTCGCCAAGGACATCGGGTCTTTCATTACAGCACAAGTGAAACAGAAGATCCCGGTCCTCAAAGCGATGGCTAAAGCTGGATTGATTCTTCTGCGCGAAAGCAAGCGGCTGGTGCCTGTAGACACTGGACGACTGATCTCCAGCGGCTATGTCAAAGTCGAGGAGTCATAATTATGTCTGGTGCGATGACACATGGTCCCTGTGATATTGTGGGCCAGCTAATGATCGACCAATTGGTTGTGACAGACCCTACGGATGACGCGGTGTGGCCTTTGGGGGTTTCGGAAGAGTTATCTTCCCCAGACGAAGCGGTCTGTATTTTTGATTCCGAAGGCCGACAACAGGGGTTTGATCAAACACAAGGGGAAATGCAGGAGCAAGAGGGTCTTGTGGTCCGGGTCCGGGCCAAAGATTACCGTAGAGGCTACTTAAAAGCCAAGGCCCTTGCTACACTCTTTGACACAACAATTTCCAATAATTTGGTCACACTGGAGAGTTCCACTTATCTTGTTCACTCGGTGAATCGAACAAGCGGTGTGATTCATATGGGGAAAGAAACGGGCGCCAGCAAACGACATCTTTTCAGTATCAACTTCACTGTTGCAGTAACGCAACGCAGCTAAGCAGGAGGACTCATGGCCGCTCCCACACCAACAGCACGAGTGACCCCGACGGGGATCAAGCTGAAAGACGGGTATCCCGTCAAGATCACCTTCTCCCTCGATACCAACATCGAAATCTGGGAAAAGAGTGTACAACCCCCCGGGATTGTTATCGGGGACAAGATCGACCAGACAACCCAGCACAATGAAGATTATGAGACGTTCGCCCCGCCGGCCCTGAAAAGCCTGACGGATGGCGGCGGTACATGCGCCTATGACCCGGCGGTACTGGCGTCCATGGAAGCCATTATTGGTCTGGAACAGACCATCACGTACACGTTCCCCGACGGGACAACGTGGGCCATCTACGGCTATGTGGCAGAGTGGACGCCCGACGCCTTGGAACGTGGTTCCCAGCCGGAAGCCAACTTCAAAGTCGTGTTCACGAACTGGGACAACACGAACAAGGTCGAAGCCGGTCCGGCTGTGGCGTCTGTCGCCGGTACCTGATCAATGAACTAGGATGTGATGGGGCAAGGAAGCCCATTTCCCCCCTTCTATATGGAAAGTAGAACGATGAGCGAAATACCAGAAGCCCCCAAGACCCCACCGAAAGACCCCTTCGATTTCAGTGATTTGAGGATCATTGAAATTCCCGTGAAAATCGGGAGCGCCTGCTACACGTTGGTTGAGTGTAGTGCGGATGCGGCGGCCCGCTACGAAGAAATGAAACTGCAGTGCGCCAAGGACTACATGGACGGGAAACCCACACGTATCGAGGGGGCCGGGATTCTCCCCATTAAGCTCTTATCAATGTGTGTTCTGGACGCGAACAATAAATTCGTTTCCGAGGAAGTGGTCAAGTCGTGGCCGAATCGGGTTGTCCAGTCCTTGGAGGCCAAAGCCAAAGAGATCAGTGAACTGGGGAGCAAGAAGTCGGCTTTGGACGCACTAAAAAACGTGCCGCCCGCTACGACGGACAGCTCCGCGTAGCCAGTCACCTTCAACGAACTCTTGGTGAGTACCTTGGTTGGAACCAACCTGTGACTCACCGAGAGCATTTGACTTGGTTGTATTGGTTGCGGGAAGAAAAGAATAATCCCGGAATCAATGAACACTACTTGATGATGGTCGGGGCAGAAATCCGGCGGTCGCGGACCAAGAACCCCAAAGAAGTCAAATTGGAAGACATGCGGTTGGAGTTCTCGTTTGCGGGACCAGAAGAACAGGAGGGGATGACCTTAGAAGAACAGAAAACATATTCTGACTGGTTAAAACAAGCCTACCTCGCCCGATGGAAAACCAAGCCCCCCGGTGTTAAATGAACGAAGAAGAAATCGCCAATCTTGTGACAGTCCTCTCTGCCGAGGCGGGAGAGTACACCAAGACTATGGAAGAAGCTTCTACGACGGCCCGTAAGACAGCGGAAGACGTCGAAGGTTCGTTTAGCAAAGTCAGTGTCGGGTCCATCGCGGCCGGTCAGCTAATCGCCACATCTATCACTGCAATCGCGTCCAAGGCTTATGAGATTGGCACGGCGGCCGTCGCCAACTTCGCAGACGCCGAAGCGGGGGCTATTAAACTCAAAGCTGCCATCGGGGCTCGTGGCGGGGATGTGGCGGCGACGTTTGCTGACTATGATAAGTTCGCGGGGGTTATCCAGAAACTCACAGTGGTGGACGATGACGCTGTGAAAGGTCTGTTGCAACAGTCGGAAGCTTTGGGGGTTACAGGCGACGCGGCTAAACGGGCCGCCAAGAACGCCGTCGCCTTGCAAGCCGCCCGTGGGATCAGTGCCCAGTCCGCCATTCGAATGACCGCGGCGTTGGAGCAGGGCAACGCCACCATGCTGACACGTATGATTCCCTCGCTTCGCAACGCCAAGACAGACACCGAAAAGGTCGCGATGGCACAGGACATGCTCGCCAAGATGTTCAAGGTCGCCGAGGCTGAGGCAGGTTCTATCAAGGGTGCCTATGCTCAAATGAGTAACGCGATCAGTGACACCTATGAAATGGTGGGGACTTTTATCGCGGAGAACCTGCAACTTGTAGACGTGATGCAGTTTGTCCGGGACGGGTTCGGCAAGGTCCAGATGATCTTACCGGCAGTCTTCGAAGCCGTGACTCCTATTATCAATCGGGTCAAAGAAAGCGGCACGGCTCTGTTCACTACTATTATGGAAAAGGGGACCGAGTTTCTTGTGTGGGCGGGTCCCTTGTTTCTGGAGTTTGGAAACATCGCCGTCACATCCATCGATGGCTTGGTGACCATTTGGATGAAGTCGTGGGACATCATTGTTGGTGCGGTTTCCGCGGCGTGGAGTTTTATTTCCGGGTCTACGGAAACAACATTCACGGACGTCAAAACGTTCCTGCTGGACGCCATGATTTCGGCCGAATTCGCCTTCCAGCATTTTGACGAGGTGGCGGCTCTCACGTGGGTGAATATCCAATTGGGGTTCGTGGGGCTGGTGGAAGACATGAAACACTTCTTCCTCAGAACAATCCCAGAACTGCTGACATGGTTCGGGGAGAACTGGGAAAAGGTGTTCTTCACGGTTCTGGACTTGACAATGACGGTGTTTATCAATTTGGGACAGAACATCCGCAACGCCATGACGGCTATCTGGGACTACATCAAGTCCGGTGGGACCAAGTCCCTGTCCCTCTCGTGGATTTCCTTGGAAGAGGGCTTTGTCAACACCATTGATAAGCTTCCCGAGTTGTCCGAACGGGGAATGACCGAGGTTGAGAAGTCTTTGCGGAAAGAGTCCGAAACCCTCGCGAACACAATGGGTGAGGAGTTCGCGGACTTCTACAATGAACGCATGGGGGAAATTAACAGCAATGGGCTCGTCCAAAGCTTGGTCGACTCCACCAACGGGATGGACGACGTCGCTCTAGATATTGGGACAACCGCGGGACAGGCCCTTGGGAAGGGTATGAAAGACGGGGTTAAGTTGGAAGGGGCGGCGGTGGGGAGCGCCGAGGCTCTGTCCCGTATTCTGGCCACACAAGAAGCGTTGCGGGCTGGCAAGGTTTCCGCTGTGGCTTCGGGCGCTGCTGGTGGGGTAGCAAAGCAAGCCACTTCGGGCGTAGCGGTTGGTCGGGGACAAGAGAGCAAAATCGAGACGTACCTCAAAGAACTGGTCGAACTGGCCCGAGCCGCGGCTGGTGGGGAAACCGTGGAAGTCAAACCAGCGGGGTTATTGTAATGGTCGCGGAGTTAATTCTTGGCGGGCGGTATGTTTGGGGTGGCGAGCGGGACGACGAAGGACACCGCACGTTCACCATCGGGCACCGTGTTCGCACAACATCCTTTGATGATGGACCAGCCGTCGTCATGCAGTGCCCCGGTCTCCCCACACCGGGCATTGCATGGGGTTTCGGCAACGATGTTGATATTTGGGCTTTCTGCTATCCCGGCATGAAAGTCGATATGTACAAGAACAAGCCGGGACACAAGCATCTGCACTGGTTGGTGACGCAAAAGTTTGGGACCAAGCCTCTCAAACGCTGCCAAGACACCAGCATCGAAGATCCTTTGATGGAGCCACAAAAGGTTTCCGGATCTTTTGTCAAGTACACCAAAGAAGTTACAGTGGACCGGTTCGGGGCTTATATCAAGAGTAGCAGCCACGAAATGATTCGTGGTCCACAAGTTGAGTTCGACGCCAACCGAATGCAGGTCAACATTTCCCAGAATGTGGCCTCGTTGGAGTTGGGGCTGTTGGCATCCATGGTGGACACTGTCAATGATAGTGTTCTCTGGGGACTGCCCGCCCGAACTGTGAAACTCAGTGAAGCGTCTTGGGAGAAAAAGTACAACGGTTCCTGCTACGTGTATTTCACTCGTAACCTTGGATTTGATATTGATTTTAACGGTTGGGACCGCCACATTGTGGACGAGGGGACCAAGGCCCTCAACGGAGAAATGCGTGAGGGGGAATGGGTTGTCAAAAACTTCCTGGATGGGGACGGCAATCCCACAATTGAACCGGATAGCAGTAACCCTCAACACTTCGTACGTCTGCAGGACGAGAAAGGAAACGTCATGCGGATGATTCTCAACGGATACGGTATCCCAATCAGTGCAGGGGACCAAACGGGAACCGGTACAGGGACCACGAGCAGTCCAGTCCCCGGTCAGGTTCCTGTGGAATATTACGGGGAGTCGAATATGCTCCTATTGTCGATTCCTTCTGACTTGGAAGCAGCATGAGTAACGAAGCCCGCGTGAATACCCAACTGCAGATCACCAAAGGGAATCTGCAGTATCGTTCTAGTCCTACAGCTTTCCTCGGGGACGTGACAGGTGCAGTGGGACCGACTCCCGGCGCCATCGAAGTCCCTATCACTGGCGTGGATGTGGACTTTTCGGTTCTCACGACTCCGGGCTATTGTCGCATCTACAATTTCGACGACACAAACTTCATCATCTGGGGAGCACATGATGGGACTGACTTCTATCCCCTCGGAGAAGTTCGTCCCGGCGAGTCCTATGTTCTCCGACTTTATAGGTACCTCGGCGGTCTTGGTACGGGGACAGGTACGACAGTGAAACTCCACCTTATGGCTGACACGGCGACCTGCTATGTGGCAGTGGAAGCCTTCGAAGCCTAATCAACAGAAATATCCCCATGAGTGAAGAATTCCCCGAAGACGATGAGTTTGAAATCGACAAGGCCTTCAATGGAAGCGGGGGTATTGTCCGGGTTGCTATTCCCCGGAACACCCTACCCAACAAACCCAGCCCCATTCAGTACGACCGATTGACTGTTGTGGAAACGATGGCGTTCATGGCCCACAAGGGGACACGGGTTCCCCCAGTGGAATCCAAGTATTGCCGTGTTCTGTCCCACTCAGACCGCCCCTACCAACGGACGTATAAGGTGGGGGAGACTCCCGGTCCTCTGGACCTTGGTTGGGCCCGGGAATGGCCTGCAGTTGGGCTGATTCACGTCTCCAATGACGAAGGGAAATATAACTCTTTCATTCCCACCCCCAAGGAAGTACAAGAGCGAGCGCTGAAGATCGTGGAGTTGGGAGACTGGTTGATTTATCCCGGGGAATCCATGCGTGGGGTTCATAAGGATATTCAGACACTGCTGGTTCGTTGTCGTTCTGGTTTCGCGGAAATCACCATTACCATTTTTCCGGCGTAGACATGGCACTTCGGGACTTTTCAGACGAAGAAATGCGGATGTTGTCCCGTGTCATTCAACGGGAACGGCAGTCCGTCCAGAACCCACGGTCCCGCCCCGGACAGGACCGGAGCTACGACGAGAATCAAGACTGGCTGGCCCCAGAAGTCTACATTGCTAAACCAACAGCGTCTATTAGCGCCTTGCAAGTGGGAGTGGGCACCGGAACGGGGATGCTCGACCAGCCGGGTTACGGAACGGCTGACATCTACCGTATCTCTGGAGGTTCCTTAGGGGAGCCCCGTCTGCTTAAAGCCTTCGAAACAAATCGAAGAGTCTGTAATATCACAGGAGGGGTGCTGTCTACCAGTGATTGGACAATTGCGATTCGCGACAAATATGGGTCTTGGCTTCTTGTCAATCCATCTCAGAATAGTCGCAAGGCCGTCTACATTTTACAAGAATCCGGTTCGGGGTTGCCGATTCCTATCTGTCGGCAAGGTACCATCGAATACTTCGGGGACGAGACGGAAGAGTTGATATTAGTCTCGGAATATTCCGACGGGTCTAGTCCGTTTTACGCCAACCCCTCCATGCTCAAGGGTATTCTGTTCACTGGACAGCGTGTCACTCTTTCGCTCATTGATGGAGTGTGGTACATAGCGTCTGACAGTGAGTGGGATTGGATCGGTACGGTGGGTTCTTCGTTTGTTCTTCCCGGAACCGGAAGTGGGACAGGGAGCTCCATTTACTTTGCAAATGGGTCGGTTTATTTGCCATATTGGGGAGGGTCCGACGAGTATCCGGGACTGCAGGAGGCCCTTGTGTCCATGTATTGCCCCTTGTCTTTGGCCGCTACTCTTACAGAAGGAACTAAAGTTTTCGTGACTTGGGATAATGCACGCCTCCGATTCAACGTGTTAATTTCTGGCTGTCCTTCTTATACGGTATAAGCATGTCTAGTCTGGGTTCCCCCGTTAGTCCAGTCCGTTGTGAAGGATGCGATTGTCGTAATGAGACAGTCGACGCTGATCCGTATTACCCGGATCAGTATGGTATTACTGGGACAGGGCTGTCGGAAAAGGACTGGCCTTGCTGCAACGAGGAAGCCGCTCCTTGTTCTTACGCTGTGATCGCAGAATGCGAGCACGAATACCCCGCCACGGAATTTCTCGGCAGCGCTTCTTACGGTGGCTTGTTGAAGCCCACGGGCTTTCCATCTGGAGAAGACCCGAAATTACTCTACCCCATTTTCGAATTAAAGAAGGAATGCATTACAGGTTGTCGGTATTCGTGGAACTACAATCTTATCACCGACCCCAGAATGTACCCTGTTGATACGTCAGGTGTCACTTTAACCGAAGGGTTCCCAACATATCGGACGGTTGATGGGGAGATACAACACGTCAAGCCGCGGTGGCGTCCTGGAAATAACATTGGCTGTCTCGTGGGGGAAGAGCCAGATTATCGACTTTGGAGTCTTGTTGATATCACTGCAAACCCTGTGCAGTTGACATGGGATTTTCATGGGTTGCCGGGGGAGAACGACCCTCTCACACAATTGGGAGTGAGCGCCCCGGTCTACGAATCTGTTAGTGGGTGGATTCGTTGGGGCCGCAATCGTATGCGTCTGACCGAAGCATCCCAAAGGGAATGGCCATCCCTACGACCGGAAGTTTGTGTTGTTGCTGTAGACTACCCGTACCTTCCTAATCCATGCGAGACACTTCTCGACCGCTGTAACTGCATGGATCCCGGAACAGCACAGACTTCGTTTGACGTCACGATCGCCGGGTGCAGTAATTTTTCCGGCACGTACACGGTTCTATTCAGTCGTTATCGACAAGACTTAGGGGACACGCTACCTTGCGGGGTGAGCTATCCTGCTTCAGCACCTTGCGGTGTTTTCTGGTCGGACAATCCGATTGGTACCGGAGAAGAAATCTGTGTCAACGAAGGGGTCAACTGGACTGGGTCGGCACTCGGTTTTCAGAACTGGTGCGATGGTGCGAACTATCACGTTGAGTTGTTCTGCTACAACCTTGATACAGAGTGCTGGGTCTCTCAAGGAGAGGCTACGATCACCGTCCAAGAACCTCGATGCCAAGGAATGTACTTAGAATTTACGTTGCCCCCGATCAACTGCTGTTGTACCGCTTCTACTCCTTGCACTTGCGGAGACATAAACTACTCTGACTCACTAACCATTGAGATCGTAGCTCCAGACTGTCCTGCCATCGATGGGCTTACCGCCAATTTGACTGCTTCTAGTAATCCGGCTTGCGACCACGTGGGTCAGACAAGATGTGCTTCTCAAGATGCTTATATTGTCTTTTGGCTTACTTGTGATGCTGGAGTTTTTCGTCTTCGCGTTACTGTAGATACTATCGGAATCACATCGAGTAACATCATTGGATCCGGAGCGTACAGCTATAACGAAGTTGCATCTACAGTATCTTCTTCTCCGTTCATGATCGAGTTTCCAGCTGCTAGTGTTGGAGCCTCTTCTATTGCTCTTTGCGAAGGAGGGTGTACAAATCCATTTGATATTGCCTTCGTGATTACTTAACAACTGGCTGGAGGTTACGGTTCACGATAAACCGACACGAACAGTCTTCGCATTCGTAGCAACCGTAGGTCCAGTCCCCTTGCCAAAAAGCAGTAGCTTCGCACTTTGGACACGTCCAACGAGTCCCCCAGTAACCGTCCATAGGCTCCCCTCCGTACCTTGTGTGTACCGTTTTATCAATAGCAGGGTAGATGACCCCAAATCCAAAACCAGCGGCAATAGCGATAATAACTAACCACTCAAGGCGAAACTTACTCATGCGACCGTCCCTTTCAGAATGGATTGAAGGCAAAACTAAAACTGGCAAATCCCTTCCTTTAGAAGAAGTCAACAAGTACCGTACTTTGAAAGGACTCCCTCCTTTTCCTTACGGTGTAGAACGTAACACGGCCCCCTCCGGTTTACAAGAAAATAGAGGAATTCCTAAAAATCTACAACTTCTTCCCGGGAACGTGTTAAAGCAGTTGCTTGATCAGTTGGGGCTCTCCTCCCAGTGGTGTGCGGGTTGTCAGGGCCGCGCCGCCCAGATGAATGCTTGGGGCCATGAGGGTTGTCGGGGGCATTTTGATGTAATTGTGGGCTGGATGGAAGAAGGGTATGCCCGGCTCAACTGGTTGAAATGGACTAGGACCGTTGCCAAGTGTGCCCGGACGGGGCTGGTGTTCCAGTTGAATCCGTTTCACCCCTGTCGCAGTATTGTCGAGGAAGTGTTGCGACGGTGCTCCCCGGAATCGTCCCCCATTGAACAGGAAGTGCCAAGGACGGAATCAGCGCCTCCCGTTGTTGTCCCCTTAACGCTTCTCCCTGTTGTAAAGCCCACGGAAATGATCTGGTCTTACGGTGTCACTACAGTCCCGGCGCGACGTGCTACCCTGCTCCCCACAACGCTCGCCAGTTTGGCGGCTGCGGGTTTTGATAAACCCCGGCTGTTTGTGGATGGGTGTGACGAGTTGCAAAACTGGCGCCGGGATTTCGATTTAGAAGTCACGTGTCGCTACCCCAAGGTAGGGGTCGCTGCCAATTGGATTTTGACGTTGCACGAATTGATTTTACGGGAGCCCAACGCCCATAGGTATGCCGTCTTCCAAGATGACTGCATTACCTATAAGAACCTCCGACAGTATCTGGAGAAGGTTCCGTACCCGGACAAAAGCTACTTGAATTTGATCACGGAACTGGAAAACGAAGGCAAAGCCCGAACGCATTCGGGCTGGTTCCCGGCCGCTCAGTTGGGACGTGGGGCTGTGGCCCTTGTGTTCAGCCGGGAGGCTGCCACAGTTCTCATGTCCCACCGAAGTTTTATCGAGAGGGCCCAAGACACCAAACGGGGGCACATTGCAATTGACGGGGGGATTCTTTACGCCATGCAGAACTGCGGGTGGAAGGAATACTGTCACAACCCCAGTCTAGTGCAACACATCGGTCACAAGTCCAGCACAATGGGCCACGGCCAAATCCCTCAAACGAAATTATTCCGTGGAGAAGGTTACGACGCCCTGAACCTGTTATAAGGGACGACCGTGTGTCAAGAAACTGGACTCGGGGACCTTGTGGCCCGGGCGTTGTCCTTGGTGGGTTTGACAGAAGAACGTGTGTCGGCTTGGATTGGAGATTGTTCCTGTAAAGAACGCATCAAAAAACTCAATCAACTAGGGCACTGGGCGTCCCGCGTACTTTCCGGTCAACATGCTAACGCAAGGAAATATCTCAATGCACTCCTACACGACGAGAACGACATGTCGGGTCTGTGATTGTTCCCAGTTGTGGCCCTTGTTCAGTCTGGGAGAGCAGTACGTTAGCAACTTCTTGAACCCCGGCGAGCTCCCCGGTTTGAAGTGCCCGATCGAGTTAGAGTTGTGCCAGCGGTGCTCCCTCGTGCAGGCCAAGCACACCGCCCCGCAGGAGCTGCTGTACGCCCGCAAGTATTGGTACCGTTCGGGCGTCACCGAAACCATGCGGACGGCCCTACGCAATGTCACCAAAGACGTTGAAACTTTGATGGAACTGTTGCCGAGGGACATCGTGTTGGATATTGGGTCCAACGATGGTACACTCCTTCGCACTTACACAGAAGACGTTCAACGGGTGGGATGTGAACCGGCCGACAACCTCCAAGAGGAAGGGCGGAAGGGTGTAGACATCCTGATTCATGACTTTTGGAGTTACGCAGCCTATCAACGGGTCTGTAGCGAGCCCGCCAAAGTCATCACGGCGTTGGGGATGTTTTACGATTTGGAGAACCCGAACCAGTTCGTGGCGGATGTGAGTCGGGCACTGGCGCCGGATGGGATTTTTGTGTCCCAACTGATGTGCCTGAAAAACATGATTAACATGCACGACGTCGGGAACTTGGCGCACGAACACTTGCTCTTCTACAGTCTTCGTTCCTTGCGGTATCTGTTCGGCAAGCATGGTCTGGAGATTATCGACATCCAGACCAACCGTGTGAACGGGGAAAGTTATCGCATCTACGCCCGGCACTTTGGGGCGTCTGTGTTCCCGTATGGGGGCGCCGAATCCCGTATCCTGCAACGTGAGCACGAGGAACGGGGTTTGGACAACCCCCTGTTCTACGCCAAGTTCTTCGAAGCTATGGAACAGAACCGGGAAGAGGTCGTGGACTTGGTCAAAAACGCCAAGCTTCTCGGAAAATCCGTGTGGGTCTATGGGGCATCCACCAAAGGCAATGTCCTGCTGCAATACTACGGCTTGGACCACACCTTGATTCAAGGGGCTGCTGACCGGTCCCCGGAGAAGTGGGGCAAGGTCACCGTCGGGACCAATATCCCTATCGTTTCCAATGAAGAGGCACGTGCCCAAAACCCCGACTATTTCCTCGTACTGCCGGTCGCCTTTCGTTCCGAGTTTATGGGACTGGAGAAAGCTTGGCGGGAACGCGGTGGTCGGTTCATCTTCCCCTTACCGAAGTGTGAAATTGTATGACAAAGCGGGTGTTGATTCTGGGCATTACGGGACAGGATGGTTCCTATTTGGCGGAGCAGTTGCTGGAACAGGGTTGTGAAGTCCATGGGATGGTCCGACACACGAGCGGGAACAACCTCTTTCGGTTGCAGAGTCTGTCGTCCTACAA